AAACGATCTTGTGGTGCTTTACGCGGTAGAGCGTGACGAGGCGCTTAGCTTCTTTCAGTGTAAGTTTAACAGAGATACCGCCTTGGCCTAACTCAAGTGTGCGTTGGAACTTCTCGGCTCCCATACCATAACCAAGCCCAAGGATGCACGTCTTACCAACGAACCGTTCAATCTTGTCGGCTTTGGTTATCTTCCTGCCGTACACCTCACTAGCGAACTCACTATATACATCGCGCCCCTCACGGAACGCTTGCACCAGATCATCCTGTCCTGCCGCCCATGCAAGAACACGGGCTTCGATCTGCGCTGAGTCACATGATACGAATGACATACCGTCTGGCGCACAGATGGCTCTACGAATAGCCCCGTTCCTCGGTAGGTTCTGGAGATTAAGTTTATCGCCGCCGCTAAACCTACCTGTATGCGCCCCGTAATAGTTGAGCATGACCGGCAGCGCACCACGGTTAGCAACCTGCAATAAGTTTTTGGTTCTTGACTCTTCAATCGTAGATTTAACGCCAAGCCTAGCAGCTACGGCAAGTTGAACCCGTTCGTCCTCATGCTCCAACAAGTCTATAAATGGTTGATCTGTTTTGCTGAAAGCCCACGATGTCTTGTAAGTAGCAAGGCTTACCTTAACCGGAGGGTCGATGCCTAAGTTCTGTAGGTACTTTGCAAAGATATCGTTACTTGATAGCACCTTCTTAATCTGTTCCTCGGTCATACCCGTCAACCCAAGGCTGTCAACGAGTTGAGTTTTCCTTTCCAGTACGTTGACAAGATGGTTCTCTAGTACTTGGGTATCCAGAACAACCTTAGGCTCAGTGTACATACGCAAAGTTTGATCGATGATCATCAACTCGGATGCAGGGAAGCCGACCTTCATCTTCTGGAATAACTTGTACGTTAGTTCTACGTCATTGACACAGTAGGAAGCATACCGATTAAGTTCTTCCGGTGTGAAATCCTCACGGTGTTTGCCTAGTGCGTTGACTACCTCATCACCCTTCTCACCCAAAGCATAGTAAGTTGTCAGTGCCTTGAGTGAACCTCCAACGGTGACGTTATGCAGTGGTCTAGCCATGCTCAGGGTATCAAGCCAGAACATAGGTTTGACATCAAACATCCATGACAAGATAGCCCCATCGAATGCCGTATTATGGCACAAGATAGCCTTGTCTCTATAGTCTAGGCTTCTAAGAAACTTACCTACATCCTTCCCACTATACCAGTCAGTAGGATAGTCATTCACCTTGACGCCCACACCGATAACTTCAAAGAACATATCGCGGATGTAGGCTTCTGTTGTCATCTTGGACAGGGAATAGTCCCTGTCGTAGTACGTTTCAAAATCTATTGTTACGATGTCCATGTAACCGTTCTTCCCTTACCATTATAATTATTGATAGCCACGCGGTGTACAGAGTGCCGATAGTAACGAGTGCCATCCCTAAATAAGTTAGTGATTGTTCATCCATTAATCCCTACCCCCAAGTTTTGCACGGGCAATTAAGACAACTTCTTCCAAAGACAGTGCAGTAGAGTGACTATCGGGGGCATCCATCCATTCATCCCAATAGACTACAACCAACTCCAATGCTTCTCGCAACCCTGTAATTTCTTCTCGCGACTTCTTAATTTCTTCTACGGCACGATACCTGATCTGGCATTGTTCAACCCATACGTACCCCTCGTAAGCACCAAGTTCTTTAATAATATCCATCACTCTTTCTCCCCAATCATAGCAGCGATATCTTTATCAAATTCTTCCGGCGAGTAGTCTGGGCAAAGCCGCATCATGTTGATGCGGAACGATGTAATTAAAATGCTTTGATTGTTACGCAACTGCTCAATAATCTTTTTGGAATCTTTCAAGATATTATCTTCTCGTTGATCGCCGACCCAAAAGTCTTCCGTTTTTATCGCTGCGTCTAACCGTGTAACAATATCCATCACTCTTTCTCCATGTCATTTAATTCCCATCGCAATGCAGCACGAGCCTTATCACCACTATCTTCTTCAATAATTGCATCCACTGCGGGGGCATCAATCCCCCACTCTGCGTAAAATGCCAACACTTCCCTCAACTTAACGATCTCTTCGGCGGCTTCGTGAGCGATGTAATCAAACGGAGGTTCATTATGTTCCCGCAATCGTTCAACGATATCCATCACTTCTTCCCCTTTGTGGTTGCAATAATGAGGACGATAGCCACGGCAATAACTGCCGTGACCACTGTGAGTATGAGATGATACTGTCCGTTCATAACTAGGCTTTCTTGAGTACGGCTTCGTCTACATCGGTGACCTTAGGCATACCACCAAAGGACAACTTAATGTCAGATGCTACGGTAGCTAGGCTTGTGCCAGAGTGTGTACCACCAAGCGTAGCGTACCCAACTAGATCATCCCAATGATCTGTAAAGTTATGGTCACCTGCTAGGATGCGCCCCCACTTGCTTGCTTGTAGATCAAATGACTCACGTTGAGAGTCATTCATGTTGTCCCAGTTAGGTGCTGTACGCGCCACTTGCTTGAGCATCTGGCTTATGCGAGCATTGTCTGGAAAATTACCGTGTGTTTTCTTACGGTCACTCAACAACTTATCCACGTTTGACATCTTTAGTCTCCCTATTAACAGGCCAATATTCATCGCAAACGGCTGGCCCTCTACCGTCACGCCAGTATGGTTCTTGAATGAACCATGATTGTCTAGTCTCGTCAGGCTTAGTACCACTAGACGGTGACCTATAGCAGGTGTCCGCCTTTGGGCAGGTTTCACCCAAGCACATTGTAATATCAGGCATGTTTATTTTCCTTCTATCATGACAGAATGCCAGTCGGGATTACCGTCCTTAAGGTAATTTCGTATGGCCTTCGCGGCTTGTTCTGCGGTTACTTTGTCGTAGGCATCTACTAAACTATCCCACAACAACCAGTTTTCATCATTTTTATCTTTATCCGCTGCATCAGCGTACTCTTGAAACGGCGGGTAGAATAAGTGGCGCAGACCTATGTCTTTCGTAGGCATAAAGGCTTTTTCTTCCGTAGAATTAACAAAGTCATACGCCCTTTCCGTGGCATCTGGATGATAGACAATCGGACCTTCCGTAGCATAGTTTTCCGGCTTTTCCTTATTCAAGAGCCAACACCATCCACCAATACATGCTACCGTTCCGCAATCATAATCGCTCACGGCGGGAACCTGTAAATTAAAATTCATTTGGTTCGGCTTTGGCGGGTTATCACCAGACTTGGTTTGTGCGTCGGTGTGAATAATTATCTGGCTTTCCAGCATTTCTGCCACAACCAACAACCCTTTCCGTAACCCGTACTTGGTATTTAAGTCTGGTCCTTTACTCATCTGGCTTATCCGTGTTTATTGTTACGCTCATCACGTACTCCTTCAACTTACTGCTTTGGCGAACATCCATATCAACCTTGCCGTTCTTTTTCAAGGCTTCGCCAACAAGTTTCATAACCTTGGTGTATTGACGCCCCTGTATAGGGACGTCCTTAAATTTTGTCACAGCCATGGGAGTCATGCCTTTTTGAAGGGTTTCATTTGCTCAACAGTATCAGCGATGTCATTTTGAATCTTGATCATATTATCGCTGACCACGGCTTCTGGCAAAGATAACTTTTCAGAAGAATACTGGGCAGCGTACCCTGCACTCGTTACCATGTTTATCCATGAATCGTCACTCTTAGTCTTGCTAGTTGTCCTAGCTAGGTTCAGGGCCATTTCAATCATGGCAATGTCGTAAGGGCTAACGCGCTTATCCAACAGGGTTGAAGCAATGGTTGATGCTTTGGTGTACATGTTCATACCCAAATCAGACTCACGAATCTCTAAACAGATTACTGCGTCTTCTAATACTTGCTTACGGTTCATAACTTATTCTCCTCTGTAAAGGCTGTTGGAAACAAAATCGCTGCGTCCGCTAAGGTCGGTTATTACGTTGAGCGTAAATCTATCACGGGGAACAATGTTCCCGTATTCTTTATAAATTTCTTTGATTACCATCGGGGTTATGAACACCGTTTCGTTATTTTCGCCTTCGGCATAAACCACATAATCACCACGTTTTGTAAGAAACACGTTAACCACACGGCAATCCATTTTTCGGCTAGGAAACAAAGGTTCATGCTTACTAGGCGGTAGTCCTTGCTTTAACGACCCGAGCCCTGCAAAAGTTTTCAGTACTGTTTTTTGCCCGTGTGTAGAAAACCGCACGGGTTGCTCGGGAAGCATAACGGGAATAGATTCTAGTACGTGCTTTGGTGGCTCAACTTTTACAGGGAACACAACCTCGTCGTTAAGATAACGCTTCATGTAAATAACGTTATCTTCACTGGGGCCGTTTTTCCAAGTAAACCATCCGTTTAC